CATCGGATCACCACTCAGAAACTCATTCAGGGCTTCTTCTGAGTATGGACGGATCAGCAGCGCACATACATAATAGTCACACACCATCCCGTAACGGTGCAACACCACATGCGCCGCCCAACAGGCACCGTAGTTTGGATCGATACAGCTCCATTCTTCTTTCTGATAGGGTGTACCTTTGTGTACCCGATGAGTGACAGCATCCACAATAATCAGATCCACAGGCAGATCACCCATATCATACGGCTTAAAGATCCTCACAAGCACCTTACCGTTACTGTTATGCGTCACGTACTTGTAGTGCTCTTTGATGATGTCTTCTCGTTTCTGGTTATTCATTTTTGTCACCTACAAAGTTATATTTGGATTCTTCCTCTTCATCCTTCCAACATCCTTCACATAGATTACTGATTTTCTCTGTGAAATCGTTCTGCTCAAAGACTTCCTCAAATGATGCCAGTAGATCGCCGTCACATTCTACGGTACCAAACTTGATGTCACCTTCAAACAGATCGCCAGTTGACAGGGTGGCCGTTACCTGAACACCGTGGAACCGGAAAGCCAGAGTATAGGCCTTCGGATATTTCATACCATCATCGTCATAATCCCAGTTATTGAGATCTACATTGGTACATATCAGATGCTCACGGAGTTCAACGGCCTTTTTTCCGTAGATATCCTTGATGTCGTAGGGCTTACCACAGAAGGGACAGTATTTGGGCCAAAGGTTAATCTCATCCCATTTGGACTGATAACCGCCAGTCTTCCCCTTGGGCTTATGATATAAACCCGTTACAATCACTCTCTGAGATAGCACTTCTACATTCATTGTTGCTGTCTCGTTAAACTGTTCTTTCAGTTTCTTGTTTAAGTTCTTTACACAATCACATGCCATAATTTTTTTGCTTTGAGTTAAACTTTTATTATATAGGATATTAATAGCGTCTATAATCGTTTCCTATCGTATTCTGTATATTTGATCTCATTATGTCGAAACCTGTCTGCATAAAGCCTGCTAACATATTTCGGAATATGGTACTGGCATTTTTAACCATGATTTCTTCTATAGCCGCACTAGCCTCACGCTCTCCATATTCTTTCCATAGCCCTTGATATTCTTCGCTAGTCAGATATTTTTCGAGATCTTTATAGAATCTATTTTCTAGCATATTACGTATCATCTTCTGCAGAGGAGAGATGTCGTCATAACCTGGTTGGTTATACGAGTCTTTGATATGTTCCTGAGTGTATGGTTTACGCTCCTCCCAGTCAAGATATATAGGATTTCCATTCTTATCGGCTCCCTTATATTCGTGGTGGGGGATAATCTTACCAGTAGTGAAAATGTAGAGCTCTTTTTCTATCATATTGTTCCAGGCATCATCTGGAATCAGACTAACAAACGTCGCCTTGATCCTGTCTTTCACACCTTCCATCAATTTTGATGGATCGAACTTCTCAACTTGATCTTCCATAATATTTTCGTTTTGAGTTAAAATGTTATTTTTCCCAATAGTTATCCATCACCATCAAAGAACAGTCGCCGATGTCATAGATGGTCTGGTCACTGATAATAGTAAGGTGCCGCTTACCCTGGATGATATAGGTCTTACCTTCTTTGGCATATCTATCCCTGAAGTCTTCAACGGTCATTCCTTTTTCGGGGGCCTTATGCTTGGGGTAGCCTTTTTCTTTTAGATAGTCGTAATAGGCACTCCGATAGTTGAAATCTACGCGTCCACGGTCGGCGCACCAGTTGATGAGATCTAAAAAGGCCTCGCGCCATGTCACACCGAAAAAGAAGGCGAAAGCTCTGATCACACAGTCTCGCGTATGGATGCCTTTTGGATTCAGATTATGATACAGGAACAGATCATAATGACCTTCCGCGCGTTTGACGTTCGGCATCGGACATTCCGCACCCTTTTCGATGGGCTTTGCAGTAAATGGGGTTATCTCAAATTTCATTGTTCGGATGGATAATTTCTTCGATCTTTTTATCTGTTTTGACACCTACGATGATCTCAGCAACACACCGGCGCATACCAGCGTCATCGGTAATGTGTTTGACGGTGATAAGTTCGGTGTTGATGATCTCATCCATGAGATGCCTCCTGGCTTCTTTTTCGACCAGCTTATATCGCTTCTCGCGCTCCTCACTGCTGCATTCGACGACAAACATCCTCTCGTATTTGATGTGGGAGGTGAGTGTTTCCATCCTGACATGACTTTCATTGATGGTAATCTCTCTGTTTTCCCTGAATGGATCGTTAATGTCTCTCAGCGTCTCCTCCATATCTTTGTACTGTTTGATGAGTACACGATGGCTTTCTGACAGGGTGTTGTGCTCTTGCTGAAGTCTGGTATGCTTACGACGCAAGAAAAGACATTCTACGATGATCAGCAGATAGAGTATATCAATGATGGCATGGAAGGTGTCACCGCGTAACCAGAAGATCACGGCGAAAAACAGCAGCCCGAAAACAAAGAAGCCATTAAGGCCCCAGAAGAGGATGTTTCTGAAACTTGGTGCTTTCTTTCTGTTGTTATGAGTATAATGCCCTTTGCAGACATATTCCTGTCCGTCATACGTCACCTGGTCGCCTTCTTTATAGGTCGTTTCCTCTGGCTCCCACTCTCCGGGCGCTTTCTTGATCTCTTCCATATCCTAATGAATCCTGATGCCTAAATCACACTCACCGCTGAACACGGCGGAAAAACTCATGTGCGAACACTCTGAACACATGTCCCCGTCTTCATCCGGGAACGGACAGCCTAGCGCCGCCAGGTCCTTACGCTCAATACCGGGGTAGGGGTCGAAACCCTTCGTGTTGATGCAGTGCTGGGTACTGGGATCCTCCGCAATCGCGGGATCGGCACAATGGCTACATAACTCATGGGTATCATCCACCCAGGAGCACATGCCATGATAGGGATGGTGACACGGATCATTGTCCGTACAGCCACAGACTCGACACACTCCGTATGGCATACGCTACTCGATGATGGGCTCTAAGTGAACGATATCGTAGGCCTCACTGCCTTTGCCGAAGTCGGCATATACACAACGGTCCGTACCTACCCAGAAAAGACCGTCCTGGGTCAACTCTCCTTCACGACAGGAGTCCTTTAGGATCTTGCCATTCTCGTTCTTGATGACCAGGCGTGTTTTCTGACCCTTAACCAATTTTCCCTCCCATTTCTTCTGAAGGTCGGCACTCCATACGACCTCGATACGCTTGCCGCTGTGGTCGTAATGTACGGCCATACCACCGAAGATAGGCTCTAAGGCTTCTACCTTCTCGACGACCTGATGCTTCGACAGCACTTTGTCTAAATCCAACTTCGCCAGGATAGCGTCTGGCAAATCTCTTTTGATGAAATCAATAGCTTCCATAATCTTTAAATGTTTTGAGTTAAACTTAATAATCCTTCATAATCCTAAATCCGTCGGCGATGCAGTTGGCCTCGAAGATCTCACTCCGCTTCGTCTCCTGGTCGTAGAAGATTGTATAACGGTCCGGAGAGTTTTCGGAGATGTCTGCAGACAATAGATAACCGCGCCTGAGGGCATTACAGCGATGGTGCAACTGACTGCGCGTATAGGGCTGCATCTTGATCATCGTGAGCTTTGTCTTCCTAGATAGCCCGTATTTCAACCGTAACTGCTCTTTGTGGATGATGTCTTTACGCGTCTTACTGAGGAGGTCTAAACGGGCCTGGTATCGTTCCGGAGAGGTACGCTTCAACATGGCCAGGGGCGACTCTCGCTTGCCCTCCTTCACCTCCTGCCAACGACGGCGGTTTCCTTCCATCGTGGCCTCACTGGGCGGATGACCGCGCTTGGCGTCATAGAGTCCGAGCTTATTGAAGGTTTTCACCATGGCCTTCGTCTGACGGCGCTGGATGGCGGCACGACCGGCCTCGCTCTTCCCGCTTACACCGCACTCCTTGGCCAACTTCCTCACGGTGCCCTGACTCACACCCATCGCCTTCGCAATACGGGCATTCTCAGTGATGGGGAACCATTTTATTAGCCAGGCCTTCTGGGCGTCGTCTAACTGGATCTTCAACCCGTTAGCGCCGCCGTGCTTCGTGATCGTTCCTGGAAAGGGCTTCATTACTCTTCAGGATTAACTAACTCCCAGTCCTGGGCGAATAGGTCACTCATCGATGGCAACCAGCCATTGATAATCGTACCGTCAGCAGCCTTCAGACAAAGGTACTGCTGGAAGAAGCGATTCTTGCTCTCGTTGGGGTGGTGCTTCACCCACTCCTTGAAATTGTAGGGCAACGACTTCACGGTGTCGATGATGAAGTCATCCTTCAGGGAGTCAAACGGACGCATAAAAATAAACATTGCCTTACCGTTCCAACCCTGACGACGAACCAACATACCGACCTGTAACGAACCGAGGGCCTGACCGAAGGTGCCGGTGTCCTCTGGCTGTAACACACTCGCCTCCTGGGCACCGACGACATAACAGGTTTCCATGTCGCCCTTGTTGTAGTTCTCATCTTCTTTCACTAGGCGGTTAATATACGCCGCCGCTTTTTCATCTAATGTCTTCATACTCGAATAGTTTTTTTTATGTTCAGTATGGCGCCGTATCACAGCGCCCCGTATATTTCTAAGTATTTACGGCAACGAAACCCCTTCCTCGGCTCGAACTCTTCGAATGAGTGTGCCACAAAATGCGCCTTCTTATTCACCCATCCGGCCATATCCTTCTGCCACTGTGGTATTTCGGTGTGCGGATCTTTCGGGTCTCTGTAAGGTTGGGCATAGGCATACACCTGGCGCCCTTCATGCCGTGAACGGATGGCTTGCATCTTTTTCCACCAGTGATTCACCCGATGGTAGCTCTCTGCAAAGTCACTCTTTCCACCGATCATCGTATAGAGGAAATACTGACCTGTGAATCCGTAACCGTTAATCATATCCATAGCCTTCTCACATTCTGCGATCTGTGCCTGGCTGTCACAGCCGAATCGGATACGGTTTTTATCCAACCATTTCACCTTTGCCAGCAGCCGCGCGATGTCATCTGTTACCAACCGCGCATCCAAGGCCT